GGCGGCAACGGGCAGCGCGCGCCAGCGCGAGGCGCGCGCAGCGGCCAGTGGCGCGGCGGGCTGCCAAGCCAGCGCCGTCTGCGGGGAAAGGACGAACGGCGCTTGCCACGGCGCGGCGGATTGCGCGCGGGCTTGAACCGCCACTTGCCACGGCGCGGCGGCGGGGCGTAGCAGACCGCGGAAGGCGTCGGCGTCGTAGCGCACGGTGCCGGCGGCGGCCAGCGCGGGCAGCGCCACCGCACCCTGCAGCCGGGTGCTGCCGAGCACGCGCCCGCTGGCAGCCAGCGGCGGCAGCGTGGCTGCGCCGGACAGGTCGGTGGCGGGCGCCTGCGCGCCGGCGCCAAACGCCAGGTCGGCACTGGTGCTGCGTGGGCGGGCAAAGCGCAGATCGACGCTCACGGCGCGGCTCCTTTATGGCTCTGCGAGAGTGAGCGCCGACAGGCTGACCTGGCCGCCGGCATACACCAGCGCCGGAGTGGCCACCAGCGCCGTGGTCTGCGGCTCGCCCGGCGCGGGCGGCGGGCCGACGTCCAGATCGGCCAGCCACGCGCCTTGCGCGTCGCGCAGCCGCAGCAGCGTGGGCGCGCCGTCGGCCTGCGCCATGACCGGCGCCGGGGCGATGACCACCTGCGCGCCGCTGGCCGAGAGCGCGCCCAGCGCCCATTGCGCCAACAAGGCGCCTGCGGGCGCGGCGCCGGGCGCGGGCAGCGCGCCGGCATACAGCTCGGCGCTGCCGCCGGACAGCGCGGCGGCAGTGGCCTGCGCGCGGGCGGCTTTGAGCGCGGGCGACAGCGCGATCACGGCATGGCCTCCAGGGTGAAGCCGATGCGCGCCTCGGGGTCGTACTGCCCGGTGTGGTCGACGCCGAGCACCAGATACTGCTCACCCGACGGGCGCGAGGTGTCGAGCGTGGTGTTTTGCAGCGGCGCCGCGGGCAGGCGGTCAAAGGCGTACTGGCCGGTGACGGGGTGGCTCCAGGTGGCGTCGATCAACCGCAGGCTGGGGTAAGCCAGCAGCCGCACCAGGCGAGCGGCGGGCACGCCGCCTACCGTCACCTGCCCGCGAATGCGCCAGGCCCCGCGCTCGATGGCGCGCGGCTGGCGCAGCAGTTGGCCGCCCAGCCCGCTCAGGCGAAACGGCAGCGCGCGCGCGCCGGGGGCGTAGCGGTACAGGCTGTAGCTGAACGTAGTCATCGCGCCGCCTTACCGCCAGGGGCCGGTGATGTCGATGAACACCGTGGCGCGGTTGAAACTTGAGGAGTTCCGAGACAACCACACCGCCTGCAGCGTGCGCCCCGGCAGGCCGGGGACGTTGCTCACCTTGGTTTCGGTGGTGAACGGATCGCCGTGCAGCGGCTGGTACAGCCCCGGCCAGGTGCCGCGCGCCGAGCCGCCCGGCTCCGAGACAAGAATCGGCGCGTGCAGCAGCAGGCCGTTGTCGGCGGGGTTGGGAAAGGTCAAGCCGCCCACGCCGCTTTGATCCTGCAGCCGGCTGCCGAATGCGGCGCTGGCCACCGGATCGCCGATCTGGCTGGACGCGCGGCAGAGGAAGGCGCCCGTGGTGTCGCCGCTGAGGTAAGGGAAGCGGGATTCGTATTGTTCAGATCCAAAGGTAGAGTTAACGAAAAATGTTGCATGATCCCACCCCCCATTGATCACCGCGTGATACGCATCGCCGGGGCGGAAGGGCACGATGTCGCCAAAGCGGAATCCGCTGGCGTAGCCGATGTCGGTGCGCTTGTAGCAGAAGAACATCAAAAACCGGTCGTCGGCGAACAGCCGCCAGCGGCGGGCGGTGCCGTCGTTGGCGGTGCTTTTGGTCCAGAACTTGCCGGATTGGGATGCGTTGGGGAACTGGCCGCTCCAGGTGTCGATGTCGGTCATGCTTTCAGCGCCGAACACCGCGGCGATGCGCGGCTGGTTGGTCCAGCTTTGGTTCTGGCCGGAGACGTTGAAGCTGCCGCTGTCGTCCACGCGCAGGAAAAATCGCGTGCTGTCGGGCGCGACGCTGCGGTACGCGGCTTTGTTGGTGCCGGAGAAGGGCTTTTCCCAGCCGGCCGGGGCCATGCGGGTGGTGATGGAGCCGGCAATCGGCCCGTCGGGCACACCGGGGGCGGCAAAGCTCAGGGTGGTGCTGGTCACGCTGGTAATGCGCGCTTCGCCGTCGATCACCCCGCCGGCCGACCCGGCGATTTTGAGGATTTGGTCCACCCCATGCCCGTGCGCGCTGGCGTAGGTGAGTGTGACCACGCCGCCGGAGGCGCTGGCCGACTGCGGGGTGAGCACGTTGAATCCGTTGAGCAGGCAGGCGTCGAGCAGCGCGATCAAGCTGCCGGCGGTGCCGGAGAGCACCGGCGCGCCGGGCTGCTCGGAGTTGAAGTGTTTGACGGGTAGGGTTCCCAGCGGCATGAAAGGCTCCTCGATGGCGGTTTACGGGGCGTCGGCATTGCCCAGCAGGGCGAGGGTGAAGGCGTCTGCTGCGCCGGTGCCGGGGCCGGGGCGCACGGTGCGCACGCACCAGATGGGGTAGTTGGCCGCGGTGGTGTCAAACCGCAGGGCGTTGCCCGCGGCCCAGCCACTGCCCCAGCCTGCGGCGGCGATGCGGAAATACGGCTGATTGGTCGCCGGGTTGAGCGGGGCGATCTCTTGCGCGATGGGCAGCCCGGCGGCGATCTGCCCCACGCTCTGGCCGATGACGCGCACGGTGGTGGGGCTGTCGAACACGATGGCCCACTTTTCTTGCGCGGCCCCGGCGTTGGTGACGATGATGGGGTACTGCACCACGTTGTACGCAGCGGAGATGGCTCCGCCCGTGGGCGCGTCGACGAACTGGTTTTGCCAGGTTTGCAGCGCAAACGGCACGCTGACGGAGGCGCGCAGGGTGCCCATGACCACGGCGCTGCTGCAGTAGGCGGTGGCGGGGTAGGCGTGGCTGACGGGGCGGTTGAGGCTGATCTGGCCGTTGATCTGTACGTCCGACACCAGCGCCTGGTCTTCGATGCGGTGGGTGACGGCCAGCGGCAGCGCCAGCCCGGACACGTTGCCCCAGGTGACGATGCCCGCGTCCAGATCGACGCTGTAGCTGCTGGTCGGCACGCGCGCGCCGGTGGCGTCGCGCACGACCACGCTTTTGAGCCGCGTGCGGCCCAGGTTGGTGGTGCCGCCGTTGCTGGGGTTGGCCACCGAGAGCGTCTGCTCGTCGTGCAGCACCACAATGTCGCCGACGCGGAACATCGGCACGCGCCCGTCGGTGGGCAGCCGCACGGGGTCGATGCCCAGCAGGGTTTTGTCCAGCGGGATGTAGCCGTAGGCCACGGCGGCGTAGCGCAAGGTGTCGGCCACCACCGGCGCGGGCTTGAAAATCTTGCCGTCGGCGCGCACCGCGGAGGCCAGATACCACGGCTCGGACTCGTTGCCCGCGGCGGTGACCCAGCTGCCAAAGCGCACGCGCACGATGCCGGTCTGATAGTCCACCCGGCCATCGACCCCGGCGGCGGAAATCGTGCCGTTGGTCTGCGCCGTCACGGTCTGCACCCCGCCGCCGATCAGCGGCACGTATTGCAGCACCAGGCTGCCCGGGCGCAGCGGGGCGCTGGCGGTGCGGAAGGTCACTTCGTCTACCGGCAGCACGCCCAGCGTAGTGAGCAGCGCGGCCACGCTGCCGGTGTTGGCATCGCCCGGGTTCCATGCGGTGAGCGTGACCTGGCCGCTGGCGTAGTCGATCTGACCGCCGTCGGTGGCCGCGCCGTTGGCCGGGTTGACGCCATAGACCACGCGGCCCTGGCGGTCGATGTAGGTGAAACTGCCCAGGCTGAAGCGCACGCTGCCGGGCACGATCTGCTCGGCAAACTGCGGGGTGAGGTCCAGGGTGAGCGGCTGGTTGCTGAAGGTTTCGCTGGCCGCGTTGCCCGCAGCGCTGGTGCGGTAGCGCACCTTGACATAGCCGGAGCCGTCGAGCGGCGGCACGGCGCTGACCGTGGAGTAAGCCACTCCGGTCGCGGAGAAGCGGTTGATCACCTGCAGTTGCCCGATTGCGCTACCCCACTCGGCGCTCTGCCCCTGCATGCGCGGGATGGTCAGCGTGGTGGCGAGCTTGAAGGTGATCGCCCCTGCGGTGTAATCGACCGTGCTGCCTGCGGTGTCGCGCAGCGCGCCGGTGCCGGTATCGCGCCGCGCCACGGTGAACTTGCCCGATGCCGGCAGGTTATTGCTCTGCGTCAGCGCGGCGTTGGTCCACACCACAGAAAAATTGCTGCTGCTGGTGTAGGTCGACTCTGGCGCGTACACCTGCCATTCCACCTCCACCGTGCCCGGCAGCACATTGCCGTTGGCCAGCTGCACGGTGACGTTGCCGTTTGCGTCGGGCGCGGGGTTGGGGAAGGTTTCTTCCAGCGGCGGCCCGTATTGGTAGGTGACGGTGTAGACCGCGCCGCCGGGCGGCAGGTTGGTAGGCGCCAGCAGCACGGTGCCGCGCACGTAGTCGATGCTGCCGGTGCCGTCGCCCGTGAGGTTGCCGGCGCCGTTGTCGGTGACGGTGCGGGTCTGGCCGCTGTTGCCCACCCAGGAAATGGACAGCGTGCCCGGGGCCACCCCGCCATGCGCCAGCTGCAGGCTGACGCTGGCTTTGAGCGTGCCGCCGTCGCGCCGCAGGGTCAGCGCAGGCGTGCCCCACAGGGCCAGCACCGTGGTGCCCACGTCGGGCAGCGCGCCAAAGCTCACCACCACGCTGCCGGTGGTGAAGTTGAGGGTGCCGCTGCCAAAGCTGCTGTCGGCACCGCGCAAGGCGCCCGAGCCATCGTCGCGCAGCACGTACCACTTGCCCTGCGCCATGTAGGCGATGCTCAGGCTGCCCGGCGTGGGGATGGGCTGCAAGATGAACACCAGCGTGCCACTGCGGCTCTCAGCCGTCACGTCCCAGCCGGCGCTCATCATGTTGCTCACGGGCTGGCCGGCGGGGGTGAAGGTGACCACGGTGGCGGCGGTGTTGGTCGGCTGCGCGGTGCTGTAGGCGATGCCGTTGCCGTAGTCCACCGTGCCCACGGCCTGCGTGCCGGCAAAGAGCTGGCCGCCGCGGTCGGTGAGGGTCACGGCGCCGAGCTGGATTTGCAGGCTGCCGGGCACGATGCCCTGCCCGATGAACAGCGCCTGGCCGATGTCCCAGCGCACGGTGCCGAAGTTGATTTGCGCCGGCGATCCGGCGGCGGCAATGAGTAGCGCGCGGTCGCCGTTGGGCTTGACATCGGCAATCGGAATCTCCGTCTGTGCCGACGGCACCAGCGCGCCGAAAATGCTCTGCAGCTGCACCGACAGGTCGCCCATGCTCACCGGCGCGGCCAGGCGGGCGATGCCGGCATAGCGCGCGGCATCGGCCACCACGGTGCTGTAGAGCTTGCAGTTGGCGCCAGACACGGCGGTGTCGCGGTTGCAGTGCGGGACGCCGCCGAGCGCGTCGAACAGCAGCGCGTCGCTGATTTCCACCGTCACCACGTTGAGGATGAAGCTGCCCGAGCAGCCGCTGGCGGTGAAGCTGCGCTGCTGCGCGGTCACGCGGGTGATGCGCAGGAACTGCGACACCTCGCTGGCCTGCCCGGGAAATTTCACCAGCACGATGGTGCTGCCCACCGCCGGCAAGTCGCGGTCGACCGGCTGCAGGATTTGCAGCGCGCGCTGCCCGGCGATGTGCTGATCCCACAGCCAGCCGTCGTACAGCGGGCCGCGGGCCAGGTAGCTTTCCATGCGCGACGTGGCCGCAGGCCGCCGGTCGGCCCAGTCGCGGGTGGTGAACAGCGCCACCGACACGTTCGGGTCGGCTGGCGGCTGGTCGACGATGACCATGCTGCCGTAAAGCGCCTGCCGGTCGCCCGACATGACCGCCGGAAACACCTTGCGGGTGCTGACGTTGCCCATGGTGCGGTCGAGGTCGGCGATGTCGTCGAACAGGTTGTTGCTCTGCCCATCGACCACTTCCACGCCGCTCATGCGGCCGCCGCCCGTGGGCGTGTCGGCCAGCACCTCGGCGGCCATGATGCGGATGTCCTGATCGGTGAGCGGCATGGGTCAGACCTCGAAAAACTTCAGCGCCGACACGGCAAACCAGTCGTCGGCGGCGGGGGTGTCGAAATACGCCACGGGCTGCGCGGCAATGGGGCTGCCTGCGCGCAGGTCAAAGCGCACTTGCCGCGGCTGGCCGCGCAGTGTCAGAGTGAGCAGCTTGCCCGGCGTGCTCGCCCAGGCTTGCAGCTGCTGCACGTCGGCATAGCGCACCCAGGCGCGGTCGTCGGCGCCCGACAGGGTGATGGGCCGGCCGGCCTGCATCTGCGCCTCTTCCACCACCAGCGCGCCGGCCACGGTGTAGGCGGCGGCCTGCAGCACGGGCTGCCAGGCGAACTCGTCGACCCACTGCGTGTCGTCGCGCAGGGTCACGGTGGCGGTGTTGTCGGACAGAGTGATGGGCATGGCGCGTCAGGCCGGGCGGGCGGTGAGGCCGGCGGATTTGAGGGCGTCGAGCAGCGCCTGCACGTCGCGCTCGCTGTTGACCTGCACGTCACGGCTGCCGCCGCCGGGCAGTTGCAGCTTGACGACGTGGGTCTGGCTGGATGGGCTGCTGCCGGCCGCCGCGCTGCTGCCGGCCTTCTGGTCGAGATACTTGGTGACCAAGGCGTTGAGAATCTGCTCCGGCGTTGGGCCATAGGGGCCGAAATCGCCAGAGACGCCAAGCTGCGATGCCAGCCTTGTGCTGTCGAACCCAAAGTTGTTCCACACCGGCTTGCCGCCGCCGTCGAGCAAGAGCTGGCTCATGCGGGTGGCCGTCGCCTCGTCCATCCCCGCGCTCTTGAGGTAGTTGATGATGCCAAGGCGCGAGTTGACCTGCGAGCCGGCGACGATGCGGTTGCCGTCCTTGTCGGCGACAAATCCGTCCTTATCCACACCCTTGCGCTTGCGCTCGATGGCGTCCAGGCGTTCGGCCTGCTGCTGCGCGCGCTCCAGCGCGGAGATGTATTGCTCGGTGGCGTCCGCGGCGGTTTGCATCGCGCCGGCGGACTGTTGCCCGGCATTGGCCCCGGCCTTGCCGGCGTCGTCCGCCGCGCCCTTGACCCGCACGAAGGCCTTGCCCGCGTTGTCGGTGGCGATTTCCAGGCCGTGCATTTCGGCCTGAACTTGCATCAACTCGTCAGCGACGCCGCCGTTGGCCGCCAGCGCTGATTCCAGGTATTTTTTCCACGCTTCGGTGACTTCACGCACGCTGCCGCCGTGCTGCTCGATGTAGCGCGCCGCTTCGAGGTTGGATTGCGCTTCCTTTTTGAGCGCTTCGTCGCTTTTGATGCCGAGTTTTTCGTAAGCCTCGCGGGCACTATTGATGCCGGCTTTCGCTTTGTCTGCCCTGTCCTTGATCTTGTTGAGTTGTTCCTCGACCTGCTGGAGCAGGCCGTCTGCCACCTTGTCGCCCAGTTGCTGCCGCAGCGATGCAATGCGCGCCCTGATGGCCTCGATATCAGCCGTGGTCTTGGCTTTGTTGATGGCAGCGCTCAGCGCCGCCTCGATGGCACCGCCGGCCTCTTTGCCAGTGATCCCTGCCGCTTTCAGCGACGTGATCATGGTGTCGATGTTGTTGATCGCAGCGCCGCCCTGCTTGGAGATTCCGCCGAATGCTTCATCTATATCCAAGCCGAGACGGGTAAAACTCTGCGACAAGGCGGTGTTGTTCAGTTCGGCAAATTCTTTCGCGCCGATCTGCCCGGTTGAAAACGCGGTGTTAAGGTGCTCTGTAAAACTCGACAGCGTGGCGTCATCCATTTTTTCGATGACGCCTTTTGCCGCATTCAGCTTGACGGCCAACTCCTCAGCGTTTTTGCCGCTGAGAAGAAATGCATCGCCCAGGTTCAGAACCCCTTCGAGGGTATCCAGTTTGAACTGCTTGGCGAGTTTTTCAGCGGCTGCACCCGTGGCACCAGCCATTCCGGTTGCAGCGTTACCGGCACCCGTGAAAGCTGCTGCCAGTTTCTCTGCATCGGTGGTCATGGCGCCAAGCGCCGGCTGGGTGTTTTGCTGTGCAGCCTTCGCATCTTCCGGCAGCAAGCCGACCGCACCGCGCACCTTGTTGATGTTGTTGGCCGCCGTGTCCATGGCCTCGGCCATGTTGGCTTTCCAACTGTCTATCGCCCCCTTGAAGTCGCCTTGAAATACTTTTTGAAGGCTCAGGAAAGTCGCGGCAAGTCCTTTGCCAAAGACGCCAACCGCTTCAGCCGCGCTATTGAAAATGTCGGCCAGCGCAGCCGTGATTCCAGATAGCGCCGTCAGTGCGCCCTTGATTACCGTGCTAGTAGTGCCTGCCTCAGTCATTGCACCGACTGCAGCGGTCACCCGGTTTTCGAGCTGTGCCATCGACGCATTGAGCGTGTCAGGCGGCGCACTGCCGAAGGTCTTGTTCAGTTCCTCAGCTAGTCTCGGTAGTAGCTGCTCGGCTGTGACGGATCCCGAGCTCACCATCTTGTCCAGCTCGGCCACGGTGACGCCCATGGCGCGCGCTGCGGCCTGCATGGCGCCAGGCAGTGCCTCGCCGAGCTGGCCGCGCAGCTCTTCCATGCTGACGGTGCCCTTGCTCGCCATTTGCGATACGGCGATCAAGGCGTTTTGTGTCTCGGCGCTGCTCTTGCCGAGTTTGCTCATGGCACCCACGACCGACTCGAAAATGGCGCGGGTGTTTTGGCCCTCTAGCGCGGTGCCTTTGGTCGCCGCGGTCAGGCTGATATAAGCCTTTGTGGCGTCGCCAAGATTCACGCCGAGACGGTTCGCCGCAGCGCGCAGATAGTCCATCTCTGCGCCGCCAGCCTGGGCGCTGCCAGCAAGCTGATCGAGCGCCTTACGATTGGCTTCCTGTTCGGCGCTGAGACGGACGAAATCGGAGGTCAGCTTGGCAACAGCCAAGCCCTCGATGGCGTTGCGTAGCCGGTTGATGGCTGACTCGGCGCCGCTGGCGCTCTCGCCTTGCTTTCTGCTGGCATCGGCCTGTTTGGCCTGTTCTGGCGCAGCCTTATTGCTGGCCTGCCCCAGTTCGCGCACGCTGTTCTCCAGCCCCTGCACCTGCTCGGCGCCGGGGGTGGAGGTGCGGATTTCGAGGCCGACTTTGAGGTTGTCGCTCATGGCCGGGCCAGCGTAAAAAAGGCCGCTCGAGGCGGCCAGAAAACGGCTTTATCAAAAGCCGCAAGGAGACAGACGGTGTGGGCGCGCGGCGGCCTCAGACCTGCTGCACGCGCAGGTAGCGGGAGATGCCCGCGCCGGTCTTGGTGGGGTCGGCCAGCACTTCGCCTTCGATCTGCAACTCGGCAAAGTCGCTGCCGATCAGACCCAGCTTCTTGGCCGCGCCGAGCTTGACGCGCCAGGCATCGACCAGCACGGGGTTGCCGCTGTCGGCCTCGTTGATGCCGCCGAAGGCTAGTTGCACCTCGGGGGAGCTGACGGTCAGCGCCTGCACCACGTCGTACGTGGCGTAGGTGTAGTCGATCTTCACCGCGGTGGCGTCGGCGATGGCGCTGCCCTGCGGGATGTAGATGCCCTCGGGGCGTACTTCGTAATCGGTGCCGGACACGTAGGTGGTGCTGCCGGCGTCGTTGGTCACGGTCACGGCGGTGGGCTTGGGGTGCGCCAGGCGGATGAGGCCGCCCTTGTAAGCGGTATGCGGCTCGTCGGCGATGACCGCGCCGGTCACGCTGTCGGCGCTGCCGAACAGCGCGCGGGCGACGTTGGCCGGGTTCAAGTCCATGACGGTGAGGCTGACGCTGACGGACTTGATGCGGTTGACCTGGGCATAGGTGCCGCCGCCGGCCTTGGTGTAGTCGGTCATCTTTTTCACGTCTTCGTCGATGCCGAATTCGAGCTTGCTGACGTTGCCGATCTCGGTCAGCGCGGCGCTGCCCCCGTAGGGGCGCATGTAGACCTTGCCGCTGCCCAGCAGCGGCTTGTAGACGAGTTGACGCAGGGCCATGGTGAGTCTCCAGTGGAAGTGAGGTCAGGGGTCGGGGGTTTGCTGCACCACCACGGCGGCGGAAAACGCCAGCGGCAGGTACATGTATCCGGCGCTATAGCCGGCGCCGGGCGGGGTGACCAGTTGCAGCGGCGCGGCCGCGCCCTCGGGCTGCCAGCCCATCAGGGCGCCGGCAACGGCGGCGGCAATCGCCCCGGCGTCGGCGCGGGCGGCGCTGCCGCTGCGGCCTTCGCGCAGATTGCGCACGGCCACCACGGTCAGCCAGGTCTGCTGCAGCCGGGCGGCGCGCCCGTCGCCGCGGGTTTCGGCCACGGCCATGCCCTGCAGCACCACGTGCACCGCGGGGCTGGGCTGGCTGCCTTCGGCGACGTTGGCAAGGTCGGCAGCGGTCAGCACCTCCACCTTGCCCGGCCCGGTCTGCGGCAGCCGGCTGCGCAGCCGCTGCACGATCAGCGGCTCCAGGGCGGTGAGGGAGGCCAGCGCCATGGCGCGATCAGGCCGCGCCCGAAGTCGGCGGGTTGCGCGCCCA